GCCCTTCTACCCAATAATGTCCGTTTCAGTGTGGTTGTAGTGTCAGGATGCCCCGTCCGTTCAACGTCGTCAAAGCTCGCAATGCCGTAGCAGACGCAAGGACCTTGGGTGATGACGCCGCAGCGAAGCGTCACGGTGTCACCACACGGACGCTACGGCGGTGGAAGGCCAAGCTCAGGGCCATGAAGGCCGACGGGCCGGTTGACCCGTTTGATGGCCCCCCGACCGACCGCACCGAACTCAACGCGGAGTGGCGTCAGGTCCTCCGCCAGGTTCTCCGAGTCGGGATGAGTCAGCTCGTGACGCTCACCGCGGCGGAGACCGATCCGGAGAAGCTCAGCCGGACGCTCGAGCGAATCGCAAACGTGGAAGTGGTGGCAGAGGCACTGAATGTCGGTAGCGCAAGCCCTGGCGAGGATCGCCCAGATCGAACGCCTCCAGAAGCTGAAGGCCAAGACGGACGCCGAAAGAGCAAGCCAAGCCGCCGCCGAAAACGAGCCTGACACACCACGCTGTTCGAACCTCTCCACGCTCGAGCTCGTCCCCCGGCTGAACGAAGGCTTCGACGAACCAACGTGGTTCCGATCCTACGCTGAGGTGTTGGACACCGCAGCTGGAGGTGGGCACGAGCTCGTGTTCGCGGCGCCCCCCCAGCACGGCAAGACCGTGGTCACCACGGCTGGACTGATCCGGTGCATGATTCAGCAGCCGGACCTTCGGAACGGCTACGCCACCTACAACACGGACCGCGCCCGGTCGGTGGCCCGCGACGTCAAACGGATGGCCCAGAACATCGGGCTGGAGCTCACCGGCGAGGTGATGGCGCCGCGCACGAACGCGAACGGCGGTGTGGTCTTCGTTGGTCGTGGTGGCGCACTCACCGGCGAGAAAATCAATGGGATGGGCATCGTCGATGACCCGTTCAAGGACCCTAGAGAGGCGAATTCCCCTTCGATTCGAGACCTGACCGACGAGTGGTACACGAAGGTCTTCGACACGCGTGTCCACCCCGGCGCCTCGAAGATCGTCATGGCTACGCGGTGGCACAAGGACGACCTCTCGGGCCGACTGGTCGATCGGGACGGATACCGCTACATGAACATTCCGGCGATTGCCGGCGCCGATGACATTCTCGGGCGATCCCAGGGAGAAGCGCTGTCGCCACATTGGCCGATCGAAGTTCTCCAGAAGAAGCTGGCGAAGGACAAGTTCGCGTTCTGGGCGATGTTCCAGGGCGATCCCCGGGTCGATGGCAGAGGCATCTTCCACCATGTGCCGGAGCGGTTCGACCAACTTCCGCCGGTCAGCTTCAAGATCGGCATCGGAGTCGACCTCGCCTTCACAGCGAAGACTTCGAGCGACTTCAGTGTCATCGTGGTTGTCTATGCGGTGGACGTCCCCACGGATGAGGGGACGACGCGGCTCTACTACGTGACCGAAGTCCACCGCATGCAGAAGAGCATGCCGGAATTCGTGGCAATCCTCGGTTCCGTGCTGCACCGGCACCCCGGCATCCGGGCCCGGTGGTACCGCGGCGGATTCGAAAACGGTGTCGCGGAGCTCGTCAACGCCATGTTGGCGGACTTGCGGGACGCCAGCGGCAAGCCGATGAAGCTCGGCACCGACCGGCTCGAAGACATCGTGGTGAACCAGGACAAGGTCGTGCGCTCTCATGGTGCGGCGAAGTCGTGGAACGATGGCGCGGTGCTCATTCCCGTGTTCGGAACGTGGGTGCCAGCCTTCTTGAACGAAGTGGACCTCTTCAGTGGCATTGGCGATGACTTCGACGACCAGATCGATGCCTTTGCCGCGGCACACGATTCCGCAGACAACGCTCCAACAGGTGGCGGCTACTTCTCGATGAGCGAACGCTCGATGTGGGCGTACTGAGTAAACAATGGCAGACCCAGCGACCAAACCGTCTGCCAAGGTAGATCCGCCCTATAGCAAGGACTACTTCGGTGCGCATGGCGAGCCTGATGTGTGGGACACCACCGTCATGTTCACGCCGCAGGACATCACCAATGCCCTGCAGGACGCCGACGCCGGAAACCTCCAGGCCGCCGCAGACATCTGCGACGCTCAATGGCGCGGCGACGACCGGATTCGGGGCACGCTGCAGACCCGCGTGGACGCGCTGCTGGGCCTGAATAACGACGAAAAGCTTGAGTTTTCCGTCGATAACGACCGAAAACGCATCGAAAAGGCCATCAAAGAGGATTGGTGGATCTCGGCGCCGGAACCGGAGCTCAAGAAGCTGATCCGGTGGGGTTACCACCTCGGCATCGGCTTTGCGCAGCGCAAGACCGTCCCGCACAAGGGGCGCTGGGTCCCTCGGCTCTCGACGTGGCACCCCCGCCACTTCACGAAGGACTACACAACAGGGCTGTGGAAGGTCTACACCAAGGAAGGTGAGACTCTCATCATTCGGCCCGACGATCCGCGCTGGGTGACGTTCACACCCTACGGCGAGAGTCGGCCATGGGCGGACGGGTCGTGGTTGCCGAGCGGCTTCTGGTGGCTGGTCAAGCTCTACGGCACCCGCGACTGGCAGAAGCACAATGCTCTGCACGGTGGCGGCGCGCTCATGGGCACAGCTCCGAAGGACTCCAGCGACCCGGACCGGCGGAAGTTCTGGACGGACCTGAAGTCGCTGGGACGCAACGCGCGCATCGTCTTTCCCGAGGGCTACAGCATCGAGGCGCTGCAGGCGGCCACGAACGCGTGGGAGACCTTCAGCAAGGCGATCGAGGCGGCCAACACGGCCATTGCGATCGTGCATCTCGGCCAGCCCATGACCACCGAGGTCCCGAAGAACGCGCAGACCGGCGCCGACAACGCCCGCGCGGTCCGACAGGACTACATGGAGTTCGACGCCGAGAACCTGGCGACGTGGGCGCACGACGTGCACCTGCCCGCATGGGCCGCGTGGAACTTCGGTGATGCCCTTCTGGCCCCGTGGCCTCGCTACAACGCGGCGCCGCCGATCAACCTGCAGGTGGAGGCCAGTACGCTCGGAGCGCTGGGCACGGCCCTCGAGAAGCTGGACGAGATGGCTCACAAGGCCGGTCTGAAGGTGGACATCCCGACGATGCTCTACCGGCACAACGTGCCGACACTGGAGTTGACGAAGGCGGAGAAGGAAGCGGTCGAGAAGGCTCAAGAGCCTGCTGGCCCGCCTCCGCAGCCGCCCAAAGAGCCTCGGTGGAGCGCGTGTTCGTGATGATCGCCGAACACCAACACGCCCAAGAAGTTGAGATGGTCTGCGAGGGATGCGGCGCTCCGTATCCCGTGCAGGGTCCGGTTGACTGGCACAACATACGTTCACGTGAGTTGGAACAGGCGAGAACACATCGACTGGCGTGACATCGACAACTTCGTTGACCACGTCGTTTCGCACCATGCACGCCGGCATGGGCGAGTTGCGGTCGTCTTCGACTGACGAGGAAACAATGCAATTCAAGCACACGTCCCCAGTGGCCTGGGAGGCGGCGGGAGGCGTGCGTCCTGCGCCAGCGACCATCCACACTTCGGCCGGAGTCGCCGGTCATGAGGGTGGGCAACTCCCAGAGAAGGCCGCCTTCGAAGTCAACGACGGCGAAGTCCTGGCGATCGACCCGGACGCCATCGGCGCCCTGTACGGCCGCTTCGACTCCGAGGAAGTCCAGGTGGTGGGCGGCTCGGGTGTCCTGACCATTCATGGGCCCCTCGACCATCACGCCGGCTACTGGTTCGACAGCTACGACGCAATCCGCCAACGCTTCGACAAGGCCATCGACTCCGACGCGGAACGGTTGATCCTCAAGATCGACTCCCCTGGCGGATACGTCTCCGGCTGCTTCGAGCTCGCTCGCTACATGCGTCAACGGGCTGACGAGAGCGGCAAGCGGCTGATCGCCTACGTCGACGGAATGGCGTGCAGCGCGGCCTACGCCATCGCGTGCGCCTGCGACGAGATCATCGTGCCGAGCACCGGCCGCGTGGGCTCAATCGGCGTGATTCGCGTCGTCGCGGACATGACCGCCATGGCCGAGAAGGCCGGGGTCCAATTCCACGTCATCACCAGCGGCAAGCGCAAGGCTGACGGGCACCCGTTCAAGCACACGGACGAGGAAGCCATCAAATCGATGCAGGCCGAGGTCGACGAACTTGCCGGGGTATTCTTCTCGTGGGTCGCGGAACGGCGCGGGATCGACATCGAGAAGATTCAGAAGCTCGAGGCCCGGTGCCTGATTGGCGACTCCGCCGTCAAGTTCGGGTTGGCGAACAGCGTTGGGTCCTTCGACGACCTGACTGCGTCGCTAACGGCGGGCGCAAGCCACGGCGATGGAGCGACAGCCATGAAGGTGGAGATCAAGATCGGCGGCCTCGAAGACGTCCAGGCGCTTGTCGACACCATCGACAAGGCGCTCGACAAGGGCGATGAGCCCGCCGTCGAAACAAGCATTCAACCGCCCAGCAATGGCGGCAAACCGGGCGACGCGGCTGCGTCCCCACAGACAAGGAGATCCATCATGGATCGAGCGATTTTCGAGGTCTTCGGACTGAAGGAAGATGCCCCGGAAACGGCACTGCTCGCGGCCGCGACGAAGATGCGGGACGAGAAGGCCGAGGCCGAGGGGGAGCGCGGCGAACTGTTCTCCGCCATGGGCGTCGACAACATCGAAGCGGCCAAGGGCGCCATCGAAGCGGCCAAGGCCAACAAGAAGGCATTGGACGAGGCGAACGCCGAGCTCCAGGCCGTCAAGGACGCCAAGCTCGCCTCCGAGCGAGAGGCGTTGCTCGCCCAGGCGAAGGAGATGTACCCGCCTGCCACGATGGAGAAGCTGTCCGAAGCCTCCATCGACTTCGTTCGGGCGTACATCGACATGACTCCGGCGTCCGCCGCGGCCCCGTCGGAGAACGACAAGCTGCCGACCGAACCGCCGGTCGACGAAATCACCCTTACAGCCGAAGAGCGCCGGGTTGCAAATGCCCCTGGTGGCATCGGCGAAAAGGCCTTCATGGAGGAGAAGAAGCGACTCCGTGACATGGCGAATGGAGGTGCGCGATGACCGCCACCACTTCGGATCGGAACACCCAGTACAAGCAATTCGGAGTCGACGACTACGACGTCTACCAATCCACGTCGATCCCATCCGGCGTCATGGTCGGCGTCAGCACCAGTCACGGCTACGCCGTCAATGGCGCGACTTCCACCGCGATGCGAATCGTGGGCGTGTCGTCCGCCGCGGCGGACAACAGTTCCGGCTCGAGCGGCGACATCAAGGTCAAGGTCAAGGCCGGCAAGTTCCTGTTCGGGAACAGCTCGGGCGGCGACGAGATCACCCAAACCGAAATCGGCAGTCGTTGCTACTGCGTCGACAACCAAACCGTCGCCAAGACCAGCGGGTCGGGCACTCGCGTCGCGGCTGGCATCGTCGAAGGAGTGGACGCGAACGGCAACGTTTGGGTCGCAATCGGAGAGTTCAACGTTGCGTCGGACGTCGTGACCCTCACGGGCTCCGAGACGCTGACCAACAAGACGCTCACAAGCCCCACGATCTCCGACCCGGCGATCACTGGCATCAATTCGCCGAAGATCGCCGATGCGTCCTTCACCGCGAACGATTGCGCGTTGGCAGTCGCAGGGGCGGATTCCGGCGGCCACTACGTCATCGACACCACGGCCGGCGCGTCGACCGTCTCTCTCACCGCTGGCACTGGCCTGGCGGCTGGTGACTTCTTCTACTTCGTTGCCGACGGCACGAAGAACGGCCACACGGTGACCTACCGCGACGGCAGCACCAACATCTCGGCCGCGGCCACTGCGTCCAAGCGGCACATCACCAAGATCTTCTACGACGGCACCAACTTCTACTCCCAGTTGGTCGTCGGCCCGTAGCCCAACCCGCTGACCGCTACCGAAGAGCTCGCCTGACGGCGGGCTCTTCGCATTTGGAGAAGAGCAACAATGACTCTCATCAACCCGTCTCTCCTGCAGGCGACCCGAATCTCGGTCAGCCGCAAGCTCAAGGACGCCTACGATGCGGTCCCGGCCGATGCGCTGTGGCACACGAAGTTGGCGTCCGAAGTTCCCGCGAAGGGCGGAGGTATCAACCACTACCTCACGCAGCGGATTCCGCGGCTTCGTCGGTGGACTGGCGCGCGCGTGGTGAACAACGTCAAGCGCATCGCGCAGCAGATCCTGGTGGCCGATTGGGAAGACACCGTTGGCATCAACGTCAACGACATCAAGGACGACAACCTAGGCAGCTACGATGAGATCATCGAGGGTCTAGGCCGTGCCGGGCGTATGTGGCCGAACGACGTCGTCTACGAGGCCATCACCAACGGCAGCACCGCGCTGTGTGTCGACGGGCAGCCGTACTTCAACGCATCGCACCCGTTGGAGGTTCCCGGCGCCGCCTCGACGCAGAGCAATCTGCACACGTCGATGGCTCTCACCGCGGCCAACTTCGAAACGGTCGTCACGCGCATGCAGAATCTGAAGGGCGAGGACAACAAGCCGCTCGGCGTCGGCATGGGCAAGCTCCTGCTCGTCGTGCCGCCTGCACTTCGCTCGACGGCGAAGATGATCCTCAGTTCGGACCAGGCTGGCTACCTGTCCAACAGCAGCAGCACCGCGAGCGATTCGAACCGCAACAAGGGAGAAGCCGACTACCTGGTGATTCCAGACCTCACCGCGAACTCGGCATCGACCTGGTACGTGATCGACCCGAACCTGCCCCTCAAGCCGTTCCTGTTCGTGGTGCAGGAGAAGCCGGACAATGTCGTCTCCAAGGATCGCCCGACGGACGACAACGTGTTCGACCTCAACGAGGCTGTCTACGGTGTGAGTGCTCGTGGCGAGTACGGCTACGGCATGTGGCAGGCCGCCCACAAGTGCACCGCCTGATTGGCTGTCGCACTTCTCCGAGTTGTGTTGTTTGGGCATTGCCCCGGCAAGCGGACCGAATCCGCTCGATTGGTAGTTCGCAATGAGCGAAGCAGTCAAGATTCGTTGTTTGGGGTCGCTTCGAACCCATAGTGGCGGTATGGAGCCGCGCGAGGCTTTCTGGTCGGCCGGCATCCGATGGCCGGCCGAGGGGATGGTCGTCCGCATCGTGGACGATGAGCCCACTCCCACAGAGTTTCTTCGTGCGAAGGCGGACAAGTTCGGCAACCTGCAGATCGAGCCGTCGAGTTGTCCGGAGAACGCTCCGATGCCGATCATCCCGCGCCAAACCGCACGGTGCGTGTGGAGCAACGGCAAGCTGATGGTTGCGCATGAAGGCCACAAGTACGAGGTCAAGACTGAACTCGACTTGCCAGACATGGACTCCGCGTTCCAGAAGTGGGCCATCGATCGGCGCAACGCGCTGTTGAAGCGCAACGAAATCACCGTCTCCGCCTACGCACAGGTCAAGCGCGACTACCAGTACCTCGCGGTGGAACACGTCAGCGACCCCGTGGCGGAGAAGCCTGCCGAGCCTGACCCGGCCCCCGAGCCGCCACAACAGCAGAACCGCCACCAAGGCAAGCGTCGCTGATCCATGACCGCCTACGCCACTCGAACCGAACTATACGCCCTGGGCGTGTCGGACGAAGCTCTCACGGATGTGAGCACGACCGACCAGGACACGGCACTCGAGTCAGCGAGTCGGACGGTGGACAGCTACCTTCGGGGTCGGTACGGCACGCCCTTCCCAAGCCCCTACCCCTATGAGCTCCGCGAGAAGACATGCCACGTTGCGGCGTGGAACCTCATGTCGACCCGCGGATTCAACCCGTCAGGTGGCATGGATGAGGCCGTTCGGCTTCGCTACGAGGACGCGATCAAGTGGCTGACGAACGTCGCCCGCGGCGTCGTGGTGCTTGACAACACAGCAGACGCCACACCGAACAAGCAAGAGGCGGCGCCGCTCATCTCCAGCGATACAGCAATCGATTGGGATGCCTGACGGCGGGACGTCTGATGCTCCGCGTGAACGTCAAGGGGGTCGCAAACGTCAAGCGACTCGCCGATGGGCTGCGCCGAATCCCTGGGTTCAAGGACGAGCTGGCAAAGGAATTTGCCGAGGACGCTGCGGGCAAAACCAAGAAGTCCATCGCGTCTGGTCGAGACCCCTACGGCGGCAAGTGGCCGAAGGGCGACACGGCGGGCCTACGCAGGCTCGCTTCCAGCGTCCAGGCACATGGCCGATTCTTGGTGCTCGCGCACCGCTACATCAACGTGCATCAGAGCGGCGGCACGATGAGCGGCAACATGCGGTTTCGGTCGCGTGGCCGGTGGCGCCGGGCGCGACAAGTCACGGTCCCTGCCCGCCCGCTGATGCCCACCAAGGGCATGCCGCCCCGGTGGCAATCGTCCTTCCAGACCAAAGCTCGCAAGACCATCAAAGCTCGAATGAGGCTCTGACGTGTTGTCCCAGAATCTCGCCGCGGTAGAGGCCGAGTTCTCAAGCCTCACCAACGCGCCAACTTTCCACCTGGGCGACAAGTACCTCAGGCGGATGCGGCAACGTCGACTCGATTCGCTGGCCGGAGAAGGACGAGGTTGGCTGGATGGCAAAGGGCCATGTGGCAATCGTTCAGGCCCACGTCGACATCCCGGTCATGGACCAGCTCGTCGACATTCCAGACGCGGCTGACGCAGCCGAGAACGCAGAAGCCTACACGACAGTGACAGTCGTGGAAGGCACTCCAAGCGCAAACGAAATCAACCTCAGTCGCGGCAACGTCGAGATCGACCAGGACCCGACTGACTGACCACCACGAGGTGCAGTCGTGAGCAAAAAGGAAGAGCCGGTGGCCGCGGCTGCCGAGAAGGATAGTGGTGCGCCCGAAGAGAAGCGCAAGATCTTCAAGAGGGCCGACGCGCCCGAGTGGCTGTTGGAGGCCTGCAAGGTCCCGGACAAGCCGACGGAGAAGGAATTCAACGAAGCCTTCGCTGCCAAGCAGAAAGAGACTCTGCCCACGCTCATCACCACGATCGAGAACTGGGCGGAGTACCTCGAGACCCCCGATTGGCTGTTCGAAGCAACGAAGGTGGCATTGGGCGGCGCCGAGGGACGGGAACTGACGGAAGCGCAGTACCTCGCAGCCTGCGAGCACACCGCCAACACGCCAATTGGCTACGTCGAG